GAAAGTCACTCTGGGTATAACAAGGAAGGATATCGCTACTAAGGCGCACCATACGAAGATTAGGATCCAGCCCACTGACTCTCTCCACTAGCAAACGAGTTGCCTCTATGTTTTCTACCATTAAATCCCATAACTTCTGCTCTGCCACTTCCCTTGTTTGTCTATTTAGCCAGGCGACGGTAGTTGTGCCGGTGTTGTACTTTCGAGCATCATCTTTGGGTTTAAGTCCATCGGTTTGATCTGGCCTATCAATCCATTTGCAACAGAAACCTATACGTTTAGTCATTGAGTTATTGTATAGCAAAATCCGTCACAGAGCAAAATATTGATCCTCGTTTTTCTGCTTCCTGAATAGCCTGTTCAAATTTATCTGAATCTGCCCCAAGTATTTCATCATAAACAGGCTGTAGTGCTTCAACAAGCTGGTAAACACCTTCGTGGCAATTTGGATTTGAATCTATAGTTTCAACCGCGCACTCGTATGTACGCATAATTACCGCATCTACTTGATCAGTTGGCAATGAGTCTATGCTGATTTTACCATTTAGTACATCAAATGCTAGATCGGTTAGTTGTTCGTTAGTCATTTTAGCTCCATTATATGTCGAATTACTGCATTTGCTTCGGGATAACCTTCACGACCTTTTTTATCCACTGCCGCTTCAATCATGTCTGCTTGTACTTCGTGCAAGCCCGAAACAAACGTCATAATATCTTCAGGTTTTAATGTCATCTTAATATTATATAGTTTTTTTGGTTCCATGATTAACCTTGTATAAACACTTCAACAGTTTGAACGTGTTTAACAAACTCTTCAAACGTCATTAAGCTGTAAGGGCTGTGGTTACGAAATTCGTATGGCATATCAATGCGCCGACCATCTTTATAACACTCGTGGAATGTCTTAATGTTATCATCTTCGTGGTCTTCCCAAACACGATATTCGTAACCTAAGTAACTAAAAATTGTATCCATGATTACTCCTTAAAGTAAATTGTAAAAGCACGAGCATCTTTTTTAAGTGTATCGTGTTGTGGCTTGTGTGGGCCACGATAACGAGTACGATAATTATATCCTAAAGCCGTTAGTCCTAAACGAATAGCATCTAATCTATCAATCGGAACTTGACGTAGTTCAGGATTTTCTTTTACTGTTTCGTATAAAACTTGGTAACCAGCCACAAAAGCCTCAGTTACCAAGTCACCATTTTTGTAATACATTAGTTAGCCTCGTAAGCCGCTTTGAGCTTTTTCATAAACTCGGCACGAATCTTTGCCGCTTGTTTTGGGCTCAACTTAACCTTTGGGTCAGAGTAGTCTGGCTCAACTGTAACCTTAGCACCCAACAATTCTTGAGCAAAACGAGTTGGTACTGTTACTTTAACAGTCTTTGGTTTTTTAGGTGCCTTAAACGGATTGTCGTCGTTGGCAACTGCTACTAATAGTGCGTCAATCTCAGCACGACCGTTGGCAAAGTTAGTAGCGATTAGTCGCTTGGCGGCTTCACTCTTAGTCATTTCTGCGTTTAAGTAACGCATTTCAACTTCAGTGTCACCTAATTTTTGTAGCTGGGTAATGCGGTTAACATTGTTAGCGGTGCGGAATTTTAACTCACCATTAACACGGCTAACACCAGCAAAAGATACAAGTTTAGACATAAATTTAGCTCCTTATTAATTACTATACAAGTATTATAGCATTTTGGCAATTTTGGGTCAACCGCTGGTAAGTTAGTGCGTACTAACCCGTGAGATAATCGATAATGATTATCGGATATAATATTATCGATTATTATCGGGGGATTATCGAATATTAATGTAGTGTATTACCGTCTGATGATTCTGTATAGCCCAAAATCTCAAAGATTTTAGCTAGTTTTTCAGGCACATCAAAAGGCATATTTTCTGGTAACATCATGGATTTTAGTTCGCCGTCGGGACTAAGAATAAAACCATAATCATCTTCGCTGATTTCTAGGTCATACAAACCATCTTCGATCGCTAATTCTTCTGATAACTTGCTCATGATAGCTCCAGTTGTTTTAAATATTTATCGGCCTGCCTACGTAATTGTAACATAACTTTACGGTCATGTCTAAAATATTTACGATAATTGCGATATGTTACAGTACGTTCCATTGTTCGCTTGTACACTAACATTTCACTGGCAACATTGAAACCATGTGCTAGTATTTCATCTTCGCATCCTAGATAGTCTTGCATACTTTCGCTATATCGTAATGTAGTTTTTGCACGATACCCGCGACCATGACGGTATCCTCGTTGGCGACAATAGTATTGATGTAGGTACTCGTGAGTGACTACATCGGCAACATGGAATCCCATATTGTTCCAATCGGTTTGATCAATGTATGTTATTTTTGTTTTTGTAGGATATGTTAGTGTGATGTAGATGCAGGGTTCATCCTGGCTGTCTTCTAAAGGACGGTATTCACCTTTGATCCAGAAGTTGCCACGCTCTACTCTGCTATCCCGCTCAGTATTGAATACTAACTTAGGATCACGAAACTGCATACGGATTAAATGTGTTAAACCCTCGGGCGTATAACGCTTACCGCTGTGTCGTGTAGCGATACTACGTAGTCGCTCGAGGGCTTCAAAGAACATTATATTTTATTTGAATCGCCGTAAAAGAAATGTCCGCCGGTACGAGAAATATAGGCTTTACCTTTTGCCCACACAGGACGAACATTCGCTGAGTGGAAATAAAGTGCTGTACTATACTTTCCTTGCCAGTCTGCGTAGCTACCTTTAAGTAGTTCTTGGGCAACACGCTGACTTTCTTCCCAGCGTTCGTCTGCATCCTTGGGTTTGCGAACAAACATACACCGCCAACTAAATTGGCATACTTCAACATTCTGCACTACCTTAGTAGTTTCAACATGTGCTTCCGGGCGGCCGAACCAACCAGCCTGTACCATCTTAGTTGTTGTTACTTCACGAGTGCGTACGGTCTGTGTACGTTGATTTACCACTGAACAAACGCTATTACCAAACCGTCCATCTCGGACACGATTAATAGTAACCATGGCTACTGCTACTTTGCCTTCTTCTGGTTCATTACCGGCTTCGTAATAGATATTGTGTGCAAGGCAATCTACATCCTTGCTTGTGACGTTAATATCTACTATGGGACTCATAATAGCATTAACTAAATTGTCCAAGCGTTCTTGCGCTTGTGTTGTTACTTGGTCAACGATACTCTGTGACTTTACTTCTTCTGCATGACCGGGTGCCATTACGGTCAGGGCGATTATTGATACGATAACCGAAATTATCTTTTTCATACTTCGTCCTCCTTTAGAGTTGTACACTCCAAAACTCCGGAGTGTTAGATATTTAAACTCATATCTACTGAGTTATAATACTATATAAGTCTTCAGAAGTCAAGGTAAGTAGTGTTTCTGAGCAAAAAACTGACATTAAAACCCTACTGATTCTGACTTATATATGTACTTAATGGGATATTTTGTTGTTGTGCTTGGGCGAGGGTGCCAGCAGGTTTTGGATCATTGTTTAATACAATTCCGCGAGATGCTAAGATTTTTGTATTAACACTTTCAGCAATAGCCGAACGAACGGTGTCGCCGTAAATGTCGTTGGTAACCAAATTACTAAAGAATTGGAACGTTTGATACTGAGTTGAGTCCGAGGCTGTGGTGCCAATAGTCTGGGCAAAGTTTTCCAATGTTTGTGTAGTACCTGTAGCAAAGACTACGCCAGCATCAGATAAGTTAGTAACTTCGCTTGTGAGTTTGTTTAATATATTGTAATAAGCTGTTTGGCTAGATGTCAGTGCTGTAGTAACTGTTAATGAATTTAAAATAGAGTTGATATTTGATACTGTTGATTGTACGGTTGAAATATTTCCAGTATTGTATACGCAAGTACTTACAGCAGAATCTAATGCTGTTAAATTTGCCAATAACGAAGCTGTTGATACATTAGAATAATTATTATTAATAGTGGCTAATAATGAAACATATGGCACTCCAGTAGCCGCACCTAGGTAATCAGACAACACAGGATTATTAAACGGACCAGTTCCAGTGCCGGTAACAGAGTTTAGTGTGCTAATAGTATTACTGGATAATATAGTTGCATTAGCGTTGGCTGTAGTATAAGACAATGTAGGAATGTCCAATGACAATAAGAAACTTGATAAGTCGGACCAGGATTTGAAATTACCTTTGCCTACTTTATTTTGCACAAATGCGCCAAATGACGGAAAGTCAACAATACCATATGCGGCTAATTCAGATAATATAGCAGGATTAACTACAGTATTAAAATTTAAATAATCATTCAATGAAGTTATCGATGCATTAGCTATTGTTATGTTAGTTGCTGTTACTATTGATTGTAAAGCGCCTTCTTTAATTGTTTCGTAAATTGCTGTTACTACACTAGTACTAATACCCGAAACTACTGTTGTGGTTGTAACATTGGCCACTGAGGGTAATTTAATTGCACCAATAGATGAATTGCGCGAAGCAGTTGATGCGGTATGCGTAACCGTCGTTGAGCTTTGTGGAACTTGTAATAAATTTTTTACATTTAAACCTACGCTGGTTAATCGTGCCGATAAACTACCGTAATTACCAAGACCTTGATTTAAAATATTTTGACCAAATACATAAGGATCGCCGATTGTAGAGATATTGTTAATATCATACATAGTTCCCCAATTAGCAACAACATTGGCAATTAGTGGAGCGGCTCCGTTGATTCCATTTGTAGCAAGATCCAACGGACTAGTGTATCCTATGCCCGATTGTGAGTATGTTTTATTTTGTAATAGATCTACGCTGGATACTGTATCAAATACTTGAACAGCATACGTTAACGAGTTTTGTGCTACATTAGCAAATCCTGCCATGCCGTGGGCAAAAGGCAATACCGCTTGGTTGTTTAAAGTTCCCGAAAAGCTGGCAGTATTAATATTTGCGGCAGAATAGTATTTGACATTGCCGCTTGACACAGCAGTAATGTTTGCGGGATATAAATCAATTAACCACTGGCCTTGCGTAACACCAACGCCTAATTTAGATAGTGCCGGTATTAAGTTAGCAGAAACAGATACATTGGCATTACCGGCGGTAGCAAATAAGTTAGCAAGTTTTACAATAGGTGCTTGGTTTTGAAATGTAGTAATTGCCGACGTTAAGTTAGCAGATACACCAAGACCTTTCCCATTGATAATACTACTGGCCGCGGATAATTGTAGTGCCGATGACATCAGTTAACCGCCTGTTATAACGTTAGGACTGCCACTAGATACTACCGCTCCGCTAGAAAGAGGGTCACCTACTCTTGCTGCTGCCTTGTTTTCAATAAAAACTGTTGAACTACCTTGAACAATATTATCAGGTATGTTGTCAAGTGTGCCTACTACTGCTGCAGGTTTTCCGTTAATAAACACCGTAGAAGCGCAGGCACTAGTTAAAGTTCCAGGATTAGTATCTGAATCGTTTAATCTTGCTGCCGCCGGCATTATCTAATTATTCCGCCTTTATTTACTGTTTCAATTCCGGTAGTAGTTTTGATATAGTGATTTTCAATATCTTTAACAACTGGAGCTGTCATAACAATATGTTGTTTGTTTAATGTTACGTTATTATTATTTATATCCGCAGAAATTATGCTTTGCATGAGTGCAAGTCCTTGTGGGCTAGGAAGAACTGTGCAAGGGCGGCTTACAACATAGCCGTCTGCAGTAATGTCTACAATTTTAGCAACGATTTCGTCGCCTGTTACTACTTTGAAACACACGATATCTCCTGCAGAGTATCCTCGATTGATTAACATATTTTATCCTTGTAAATGTTTGCGTAATTCTGTAAATCCACCAACGTGTACATCATCTACAAAAATTTGTGGCAATGTACGTGCGTTGGGTACTGCTTCTAATAATTGCTCTCGAGTCCAACCATGCATGATATTACGTTCTTCGTATTCAATGCCTTTTGAATCTAATAGTGCTTTTGCCTGTACACAAAAAGGGCAGGCGTCCTTGCTCCATACTACAGCTTTCATATTATTTTTCCTTCTTATAAATTCGGTAATTCGTTATAGTCGATACTGTCCGACATTACTCCAATAACGTATGAAGTTGATTCTGATTCTTGTAATGCTGTTTGTTTCTTACTTGTATCCGAGTGTTTATTAAACCAAGGAATAGGTGTTGTTTTAGGTGCAGTACCTTGATACTTAATACCTATTTCTTTTAGTGCGTTAACGGCAGTATAGTCCACAAAGTCTCTAAGAATATTTGCGTTAAGACCAATTACAGGGCCTTTCTTAAACAAATAGTCTGCCCAGTCTTTTTCTTCACGGATAACATCTTGATAAAGTGCATATACTTCTGCTTCGCACTCTGTTTTAATAGAGGCAAAGCGTGGATCTTCTTTAACTACTTGATTGATTAAGAAAGCTGTCCAACCTTTGTGTAGCAACTCATCTTGTAAAATCAAACTAATAATATTACCGTTACCCATGAAGATTTTATTCTCCACCATAGCTAGACTTGTAGCAAACGACACCATGAACCGGAATGCCTCTAGTGCATAACTAGCGTGTAGTGCCATCCAGATAGCTCGGATGTATTCTTTTTCTGTAACTGCTTCACCTAACTCTTTGCGGCAATTGATTTGATGCAATGCTTCGTAATAGTTGCCCACAGAGCTCGCCATACTAACAATTTCGTTAGTATCATGGATCGTATTAAAGATTTCTTTAGGTACATTATAGATATTACGAATAATATGACTATAACTACGACTATGAATATTTGTTTCAAAGAATGTCCAGTTATATAC